CACTGGTGACGCATCAAAGATGACGCTCTTCGGATCACACTTGTGGTCTTCGGGAAAGAAGATTGTCGTTACTGAAGGAGAGATAGATTGTCTTACAGTTTCACAAGTTCAGAACAACAAATGGCCCACGGTGTCATTACCGAATGGCGCACAGGCCGCCAAAAAGGCAGTAAAGCAAAACTACGATTATCTGGTTGCCTTCGAGGAAGTCATCCTCATGTTCGACCAAGACGATGCAGGCAGAGCAGCAGCCATAGAGTGCGCCGAGATCCTACCACCCGGCAAAGCTAAGATTGCCTACCTGCCTTTTAAGGACCCTAATGAATGTCTTTTGCAGGGGCAGGGGTCTGCCATCATAGACGCCATTTGGCAGGCCAAAGAGTACCGCCCAGACGGCATCATTAGTTCATCAGAACTTCGCGACAAGATTGCCGACCGTGACGAGGTGTCGGACCTCAGTTACCCTTACGCCCGACTGAACGAAATCACACTGGGGATGCAGCCAGCATCGTTGGTGACGATAGCGGCGGGTAGCGGCGTGGGAAAGTCGACGCTGGTACGGGAGATGGCCTATCACTTGCACCAGAAGGGTCACAACGTAGGCATGATGATGCTTGAGGAGACATCCAAGCGCACCATGCAGGGTCTGGTGGGTTTACACATGAATAAAAACATTGTGATTGATCCTACTGTAGCATCGAAGGAAGACATCGAGTTTGCCTTCGACGACCTCACGTCTGATCGTGACGTGTATCTCTATGACCACTTTGGATCGACAGATCTCGACACAGTCAAGAACCGCATCATGTACATGGCGAAGGCATTAGACTGTAAAGTGATCTTCTTGGATCATGTGTCGATCCTAGTGTCAGGCCTGACAGGTCAGGTCCACGACGAGCGGCGACTGATCGACCAGATCATGACAGAGCTTCGGGTCCTAGTGCAACACACTGGGATCTGCTTGGTACTTGTGTCTCACCTCAAGCGTCCTAACAGTGAGGCAGGTCACGAAGGTGGTGCTAAGGTTCACTTGTCGCAGATGCGGGGGTCACACGCCTTGGTTCAACTGTCGGACTGCTGCATAGGTCTAGAGGTCGACGCAGAGCAGCCCCTGTCAGGCATCAGAAATCTTGTCGTTTTAAAGAATAGGTTTACCGGTGAGGTAGGACCTGCTGGTGTGCTTCAGTACACCAGAGAAACTGGAAGGCTCATGGATGCCTCGTCAGTTTTAAGTTTCTAAATCCCAACCCCAAGATTTATTTCTATGGGTTGGGCTTTTGACATCTGAAAACATCCACATCTTAGGAGAGCTACTATGGTTCGGTACGTTGCCGACATAGAGACAAATGGTTTGTTGCCTGACGTCTCTACAATTCACTGTCTCGTCCTGCGAGACTTAGACACCGACGAGGTGCAGACGTTTACATCTGAGAACATCAAAGAGGGACTAAAGATCCTCTATGATGCTGAAGAGGTCGTAGGTCACAACTGGATCGGTTACGACAGCAAAGTGATTGCCAAGCTGCACCCTTGGTTTGAGGGTGGCGCTGGTCCAAAGGTCACCGACACAATGATCCTGTCGCAACTCATTAAGCCGCACATCATTGAGTTTGATGCTTCAGTGCCAGCCATCAGAGACGTCCTACCAAAGCGCCTCTGGGGTTCCCACAGTCTCAAAGCGTGGGGCCTGCGCCTCAACTGTCACAAAGGTGACTACGAAGGCGGCTGGGAAGCCTTCAGTCAAGAGATGCTGGACTACTGCGTCCAAGACACTGCAGTCACTGCGACGATCTACAAGTATCTTATGCAAGAGAAGGTCGACGACCGGTGCATTGAGCTTGAGCACAAGATGGCTGAGGTCTGTTATTACATTGGTAATAACGGCTGGACCTTCGACATGCCTAAGGCTGAGAAGCTTTATGCTACTTTGTCAAAAGAACGTCATGAGTTAAACGAACAGCTATACGACCTGTTCCCGCCGTGGACTGTCGAGGAACCCTTTGTCCCAGCGCGTGACAACAAGACCCTAGGATACAAGAAGGGCGAAGTGTTCATTAAGAAGCGTGAGGTTGTCTTTAACCCAAACAGCCGACCACACATCGAACACTGCCTGCGGCAGAAGTACGGATGGGAACCAGAGGTCCTGACACCCAGCGGCAAAGCGCAGATCGACGAGACGACCTTAGGTAAACTTGAGTACCCAGAGGCTCAGAAGCTTGCACGGTTCTTTCTACTTCAGAAACGCATAGGTCAACTGGCTGAGGGGCCACAGGCATGGATGAAGGTCGTCAACAAGGATGGACGCATCAGGCACTCTATCGTCAGCCAAGGGACCATCAGCGGTCGGGCAGCGCACCGAGGTCCCAACCTTGGTCAGGTGCCAGCGACACGCCTTCCGTTTGGCAAAGAGTGTCGCGAGCTATTCACGGTGCCAAAGGGCTGGAAGCTTCTTGGGAGTGACCTGAGTGGTCTGGAGCTAAGATGCTTCGCTCACTTCATGGATGACCCAGAGTACTGCTCAACAGTGCTCGATGGTGACATACACACGTATAACCAGAAAGCCGCCGGACTGCCGACGAGAGACCTAGCAAAGACCTTTATTTACGCCACGCTCTACGGCGGTGGCGACATGCTGATCGGTAAGCTTGCCGGTGGTGGGCCTAAGGAAGGCAGAGCACTGAAGCAGGCTTTTGAGAACAGTGTGCCAGCCTTCGCACGGCTTAAGAGAAACCTGCAGACAGCCTCTCAGCGTGGCTACCTGTACGGTCTGGATGGCAGACACCTGTACCTCAGAAGTGAACACAAGGCGCTCTCACAGCTCCTACAGAGCGCCGGGGCAGTCCTTTGCAAGCAGTGGGTCCTGCTGATCGATCAAGCAATTCAAGAGCACTACCCAGACGGCGATTGTTACATCGTTGGTTGGATACACGACGAGGTCCAGATCGCTTGTCGAACAGAGGAGATCGCAGAGCATGTCGGACGTGATATCACTACAAGAATGGCGAGAGAGAGCGGAGAGGCTTTCAAGTTTAAAATCCCCATCACCTCAGAATATCAAATCGGAAATACATGGGCTGACACTCATTGAGGACCCTGCCGAAGCAGCCTTTGCGCTGCACATGGCAACGATGCTGACAGTCCTCTACCGGATCTGGAGAAAGCCAATCGGCATCAAGAGCGACTTCGCCAGAATGGCTGCTTTCTATGTCGCCATCTTAGCCTGCGAAGGAATGATCACAACAGCCATAGACGATGACGTCTTTGGAACAACTTGGCTCATCACTGAGAAGGGCCTCATAATGAAGGGAGAGCTAGATGAATACATCAAAAGCCTCATCGAGCGACACGACGACACCTCAGGCCCCGATAATACTGCTTGACGGTGACCTATACCTCTACAGAGCGGCGGCGGCTGCAGAACAGGAGATTGATTGGGGAGACGACATCTGGTCTCTATCGACTGATCTTAAGGACGCCAAGGAAGTCTTCAAGACCCTTGTCGATGAACTCAAGGACTTCCTACAGACCGACAACCTGATCGTCTGTTTGTCTGATCGAGACAACTTCCGACATGAACTTTATGTGCCTTACAAAAGTGGTCGTCGGAAAACCCGAAAGCCTGTCGGGTACAAAGCTCTCGTCGAGTGGGCAAAGGAAACCTACAAGTTCTCTTGTGAGCCACTACTAGAAGCCGACGATGTCATGGGCATCCTTGGGACCGACAAGAGCATTGAGACCATTGTCGTATCAGACGACAAGGACATGAAGACTGTCCCTTGTACGCTCTACCGGCCCATGAGCGCTGAGATGCTCACGATCACTGAAGAGGAAGCCGACAGAAACTTCCTGCTGCAGACGCTAACCGGGGATATCACAGACGGTTACAAGGGTTGCCCGAATGTAGGCATCAAGACCGCCGAGAAGATCCTAGGGCCGCGCCCAAGCTGGGCTGCTGTTGTTGGTGCTTATCAAAAGGCAGGGATGTCAGAGAGCCAAGCGATAACCCAAGCTCGATGCGCCAGAATACTGAGGCGCAGCAACTGGGATGCATCCAACAGAACCATAAAGCTCTGGGAGCCAGCATGAGATGCTCAAAGGTAGACACGCAGCCACCTTCGGTCAGAAGAAGTATGGGCCGGAGTATTTCACCAAAGCTTTCTGGAACAACGGCAAGCACATGCTGCCGTGGAACCTGATTGCAAGCTTCCGAAACCCCCACCCCACGCCCATCGAGGAGTACGCCCTAGGCATACGTCTGCTCGAACATGAGATGCGCCTCTGGGGCAGTGGAGTGAGGATCGAACTGTACAACGAAGACCGAGATAAAGGGGGCATAGATGTCAATAGACCATCCTTCAGATCCTGCACATTATAACGAACTTCCTGTCGAACCCATCGAGTTCATTATGGAGAACGGCATGGAGTTCTGGCGAGGCAACATCATCAAGTATGCCGCCCGTGCAGGTTT